CACAAACTATTGCGACGGATTGAGCGACTTATCTTGCGCCCTATATTATATAGCGAGACTTTCGCACTTGACATTGGGGTGTCTATGGTGTATAGTTATCCTTGTAAGTCAGAGAAGCAGCAATTAAATATGGCAGATATTCTGCTATATAATATAGTGAAAGGTAAGTGAAATGGACACAGCAACCCAAGCGATTCTTTCTAGGCTTATCGTGAAAGCGGAAGTGTTAAAGAATCTTGAAGCAGAGGCAGCGTATGACGCTAACCTCTACGCGCTAGGTATTAAGCGCATGGCAGAGCAGAGAGCGGTGTACGAATGATAATTACTATCACGTTCCCATTTCTTAAGAGGTGGAAGGATTCTCGTAAGATTAAACTTACTAGAACCCAAGCGCAGATAATTACTGCTATGCTGGAAAATCACCGCAAAGATTTATCCAATGAGCCATATGAGCAGAAGGAAGTGGCTAAAATGGAAGATGTATTAGATGCTCAACTATTTGGACAAGTTCGCCGTAATGGTGAGTGGGTAAAATCTAGTAATTGGAAGGTATCATAATGCCTGACGAATTCGTAGAAGGTCAAGATTTCCCAACGCCTTCTGAATTCGTAGATTTCTTGACCGATTCGGAAGTAGATGAGATACTGGCAATAGAAGAAGAATTTGGCGTAGATATATCCCTAGACGACATATTCACCGAGATTGACGAAGACGATAGCAATTCAGATTGGGCTGAATAATCTATCGGGTGGCTCACGATAGGCATTTACGCGGGTGCGAGTCCTGCGGTGAGCGCTAGTGTATCGGTATGCGTAGTCAATCAGCAGGGAAACCTGAAATGATGTTACGAAGGTCGCCACTTGCCATACCATAGTGGATACCGATACACCCAAAGTTACTATATAATATAGTAGCACTATCGAAAGGAATAAATCATGAACCTAATCAACCTAGATGTGAGCGAGTATGGTATCAACCTAACTTCTTACTTTGGTGACGTATATGTGGCATGGCGTACAATTATCCTAATTATCGGTATTGTCATGGTATTGCGTGTGGCTAAGTATATTCGCAAGCAGGTAAAGTCATGAAAGATATGTACGATTGTGCCACCTATGAGGAAATAGACTTCGAGTGGGAACAGGGCAAAAAGCGATTCAAAGAGTTGCTAAATAACATGAGAGACCGCCAATTAGACGGAGATTTTCGTATGGGCTATTCGGGCTTACGCGAAATGATTGATGCCCTAGAACTCAACGAGTTCATCATCAACAATACCGAAAATAGAGGTGCATGATAATGGTATCCGCCGACACAAACTTATTGCTCGACCTCACCCCGCGTGAAGTAGAGATAATTCGTATGGCTTTGCGCCTACAAGAGGAGAACCATAAACGCAATGGATTTAGTATCCTTGTGATAGAAACCTCAGTTTTACGCAGTAAAATTAATGATTCTGTACTTGACAATGCCCGACATATGGTGTAAGGTTCTACCTATAACTGAATAACCAACCCGCTATATAATATAGCAACTAACGAAAGGCAAGGATATGGACGAAGACGAAGTAATGCTCTCCTGTAGTAATTGTACTTCTGAGGTGAGCACGGAAGACGCAATCTATGACAGTAATTTGAGTGATACGCTTTACTGTAATGATTGCTATAGAATCTGCGAAAAGTGTGATGATATCGGTTGCACCGATGAATTGTGGAATTTCGTAGATGACAGCGAATACTGGTGCGAAAGTTGCGCAGAACGTTGGGCTTCATGGTGTGATTACTGTGAGACATACAACACATTAAATGGCATATATGTATCAGATAGAAGTGCAAACTATTGTGAAAATTGCATGGAGAATGCTACATATTGCGACGTATGTGATGAATATAATCAAGATGGCTGCGAATGTGAGAATGATTCTAATATGATTCATGATTACTCATACCGACCTGACCCTGTATTTCACTCAACCACTAACGATGACAGACTATACTTCGGTATCGAAATCGAAGTAGAGAATGGTCGCAATGGCTATGATAACAAGATACAGGCAGCAGCCTACGCACAAGAAACCCTAGAACCAATCGAACTAGCATATCTCAAGAGTGACGGCTCATTATCCGATGGCTTTGAGATAGTTACCCACCCTATGACACATGACTTCTATCAAAATCAAGCAACCGAACTATGGGATACGCTTGAGCGCCTACGTACGGGATACAATATGAAATCGTGGTCTACTTCTACGTGTGGATTACATATTCATATCTCACGCACAGGGTTCAAAGGTGGTGCGCACATGCACCGATTCCTCAACCTTGTCTACAATAATGAAGAGTTCTACAGCCTCATGGCTGGGCGTTCTTCTGATAGGTGGGCTAAGTTTGATGATGTAGATATGAGTGAGGTGAGAGAGAGAGAAGATGGCTCATACTATCGCACACCTACGTATCGCTCCTTCAAGCAGAAGATAAATGATGGGCGACATACAGACAGATATTCTGCCGTCAATACGCAGAACCTACACACCTTAGAGATGAGAATCTTCAAAGGTACACTCAAGTCATCAAGGGTCAAGGCTCTGATATCCTTAGCGCATGCCAGCGTTGAGTATACCCGTACCCTTACTGTCCAAGATGTAGTAGCAGGTGCGCTTAACAGCGAGAGCCTCATGACATACATAGATGAGAACGCGTCTATGTACCCTGACCTAGTTGCATTGCTCAATGTGCTAGTAACCGAACGTAACCTAGTTACTATATAATATAGTAGAGATGAGAATATAATGTGTTTATTAGTTGTCTGCTCGCCAGACTCAACGCCTAAGAAGAAAGACTTAGAGTGCGCTTCATGTAACAACCCGCATGGCTTTGGCTACGCAGTCATTACGCCTAAGGGTATTGTTACTGGTCGCTCAATGTCAGCCAAGAAACTAATCAAGGAATTCCTTGCAGTACGTAAAGAATTCCCTGCTAGTTACGCTATGTTTCATGCTCGCTATGCTACGCATGGTGTCAAGAATGAGGAGAACTGTCACCCATTCAAAGTACCTAGCAACCCTGATACCTACCTTGCACACAACGGTATCTTAGATATCAAGATTAGTGCAGGAGATAGACGTAGCGATACGCGTATCTTTGCAGAAGATACCTTGCCATCTATGGGTGGTGTGGTTGCACTAGACGATGACCACGTATGGACTATGGTCAGCAAGTGGGCTATGGGTAGCAAGATTGCTATTCTCACGCTTGACCCTGCTGCTAAAGACCAGTGCTATATTGTCAATGAAGACGCAGGGCATTGGGATAATGACGGCATGTGGTGGTCTAATCACACCTATTGTGCTACCACCTATGCCTCTACATCATACTCAGCAGCGACAAGCAATAGCAATACATGGTCATCATTCATTGACTATGAGAAGGATACCAAGAAGCCCGTAGATGGGCATGAGGTATACGAATGTCCAACCTGTCAAGCAGTAGCCTATGAGGATGCCAATCCTTACTATTGCGAGATGTGTTATACATGCTGGGATTGCGATGGGGTATATGGAGACTCATGTCTATGCTATACACCCGAAGCACAAAGATACGATTATGCCAAGAAGAGTTCACAAGGAAAGGGCTGGTACTATGATAAGTACTTCGATTTCGGGAAATAGAAATACCAAAGAGGAACTACGTGAAGTCTTGATTGACTACATATGCGACCTTGCTATATTATATAGTAACCGCGATGAAGAAACGTACAACAAGAAGGTTGCACGTGTACGCTTACTACTACAGGAGGTTGGGTAATGTCCAACACAAACGATTTATGGTACGGCGGGTCGCCCATTGAAGGATGGGGTACAGTAGGAATCTATGATGGAGGCATTACCGTTTACGGTGGCTTCGAGACTAAAGAGGAAGCAGAAGCATGGCTCTCTCAACTAAAAGCAGGTGCAGTAATTCCAATCTACAAAAAAGCATATACGAGAGGATAATATGAACGGCTCAGATGAAGTAACAATGGCAGAGATGAAAGATACTTACTCTGTAATTAAATATGACAGGGCAGAAAGTTCTTGGGTTAAGCACATTACTATGGTCAATAAGGGTAGCGGTACGGTTTACACAGGTAGACTATACTGGGACTCTCATGACGGATATGACACAGCATGGGATGATGCTATCCCACCACAGGGCATGCGCCCTGAGTTTGAATATATACTAGACTCAATGACGGAGGACATGAAGAATGAGTAGACCAATACCATCAGATGATGCAGCACAGTACGAGGTAGAAGTAACGGTTAAGTTCTGCTTTACAATTGAGGCAGACGATGACATGCAGGCAGAAGAAATTGCTTCCTATGATTGGGAAGACTACAAGTTCCTCAGCGAGATTCAGGAGATTCGCGTAGATATGATAGAAGGAGACGAAGAAGAATATGACTTCGGTGTTCCCGATGTTGGTGATGCTACTGATGCTGGGATTGCTGGTGAGTAAGTATGTAGTAATCTGCCAAGTAGATGAGTGCGAAGCAGATAACGAAGACTATGAAGATGACGGTGCAACGTATTGGTTTACGTGTAGCACATGCGGTTATGATAACGAAGTTGTACACTCGGGCTGGAAATAGAGAAAGGCGACGAATGTGGACTCTAATATCTTACACATTATTCTATATGATTATATATTTGGTTATGACACATGATAGGTAATTGTAGTAAGTACGACCCTGATTTATGGTTTCAAGAGATGCCAGTCGGGTTTGCTTCACAGCGTAAGATGCAGGAATTGTCAAACAATATCAAGATGGCAATTAAGATATGCGATACATGTCCAATCAAAGCACAATGCTTAAAAGATGGCATGAAAGAAGAGAACATCTCATATGGTATATGGGGTGGACTCATGGCTGGAGAGAGACTTATGTCTACTGGCAAATCTAAAGATGACTATACTAGAAACACAGAAGAATGGAAAGCCTTTCATTTACTGGAGCGTTTAGTCACTATATAATATAGTAAGGTGGTAAACATGAAAAGATTTATCTTATTGCTTATTGCTATCTTTGCACTTACTGGCATCTTCAACGTACACCATACAAGAGATACACCAGTACGCACATGGACTACAGCAGATAGCAAGGCTTATGCGAAAGATAAGTTACTGGCATGGGAAGAGAATCAGTATCGTTGCCTTGATAAGTTGTGGAGCAAAGAATCCAATTGGAGACCTGATGCATACAACAAACACAAGGTAATGGGACGTAATGCTGGCGGTATTCCACAATTACTCGGTATGTCTACCAAGACAATGCCGACAGAACAGATTGATAGAGGCATAGCGTACATTATCTACAGATATTCTACGCCATGTGCAGCACTTAAATTCCACAAGAGAAAGGGATGGTACTAATGAGACAGTTCAGCGAAACAGCCTACAAAGAGCCACCTCGAGTTGACAAAATAAAGACCACTCTGCTATACTACGGGTATAACAGATTAGAGGCTAGGAAGTTGGCGTATGAAATCATCAGAAACCTAGATAACTATATAGCAATACAGGAACGTACTCGCGCACAATATAATATAGTGCGTCCAACACAAACTCGAGTGCAGATTCGGGAGACGTAATGCCAAACTATGAATACAGATGTGATGACTGTGACACGCAAGAAGAACATTGGCGTGACATAGAAGAACGGGACGAATGTCCAACCTGTCAACATTGTTTACGAATCATGCGTAGGATTATATTGCCTACAGCAGTGAAGTTCAATGGCTCAGGATTCTACTCAACTGGAGGCTAAATGGAATACTCAGAAGAAGAACAGAAGTACCGAGATAAGTTAATTAAAGAAATTGAAGAAATGCGTTTCAAAGTAGTCGAAAATCCAATTAAACTACCCGAGTTAAAGGTGATACAAGGTGAAAGACAGTAATTGGGATATAGACCTTCGTGCAGGATTGACAGGGGAGAGCAGGGTCGCAGACCTGCTTTCTCTTGATACTGTCGAAGTAAAAACAGATAGACGATGGCATGAAACTGGTAACTTATTTATTGAGACTTCATGCTACTACAAGGCTACAGACAGTTGGCAAGTATCAGGTATGGTTGTCAGCAAAGCAACGCATTGGGCTTTCCTCATGGAGGATACGCTACTTATTATTCCTTTGGATTATCTGCGAGCAGCAGTATACAAACATGGGAAATCAATCACTTGCAACATTCCACCTAATCCATCAAGAGGTTATCTAATCACCCCAGCAACCTTACTAGAGTTCGTAAGGCTTGCTAGGTTAGAGGCGATAGCAGCACACGATGCTTATGAATCGTGGTCTGACCCAGCAGAGTGGGTCGACCCAGTATAATCATCTTCTTTAGGAGTTGAATCAACATCATTGAATGGTCTAAAGCCACCAATACGTGTAATCAATTTCTTGATAGCGCGGTTGTGACGCATACGAGCAGCGTCTTCACTGCCAATATTCATCTCATTGGCAATACCCGCGTAGTCCAGGGACTCTGCATACTTGTAGAAAAGTACCGTTTTATCTTCTGTACTTAACTTACCGTATGCATTGTTAACCTCAGCCATCATCGCCATCAGGTTTCCACCTTCTGATGGTGCTGGTGGCTTTCCTGGCATACCGAGATTAAGTTTAGGCATATCAGTAGTTTCATTACGAATGATTGCAGGAAGCAACGCTTCAACTACTTCAACATCATAGTAGAACAAGTCGGATACTTCGTATCCCATTGACTTAGCCTTCCACCTTTGACAATAATCTAGTGCTTGATTTCTAAGTGAACGATAAATTAAGTTCTTTGCATCCTTCTTGCCAATTGATTCCCAATCATCCAGTTTATTTGGATGCTCTAAGAACCACTGGTAAAGTGATTGCTTAATATCTTCCAACTCAACCATGCCATACTTCCTATGGTATTCTGCTGCCACAGATACGACAACGTAATCCCAGGGTTCTATACGTTCCCAGCCCATTACCACTTCCAGGTTTTACCTTCTACGGTGAATGAATTGTTGATGATTGGTACGATTTGTGGTACAACTGTGTTGCCGTCAACGTGGAGGATACCGAAGCCTTGCTGCCATGTGAATAGACCAGCCTTGATATACTTAGCGTTCTTGTAGTCCATGAGGTTGCCTAGTTCCAAGCCCCATACGGTTCTAGGCTTACCGCCACGATAGGTCTGTGTGTGGTGTGTAAGCCCCATACGGTGCGTGTGACCACAGGCTACGGACATTCCGCTACGCTTGGCTAGACCAAGGGCTGTAGCCCCTGCTGTGGGCTGTACGTTGCCTTCATCGCCGTGCATAAGTAGCCATCCTGGGGCTAGTTCATACGGGTCAGCGTGGTACTCAATCTCTAGTTCTTTGAGACCGAGGAAGTTCTCAAGTTGCAACTCTGGTAGCCCAAGTAATCCTGGGGCTCTCATCGCAACGGTATTAAACAATCTGTCTGTGTGGTTACTTCGTACCATATGCTCGATAGTTAAATCGTATAGCACTTGACGTGTCATATCCCTATCACGACCAATGGTGCGTTCGTACTCTAGTTCTGTACCCTTGCTCCACTTGCTAATGGTCTGCATATCCATCTCATCCCCGCAAGATACGACTGTATCTGGCTGGTATGCCTTAATGAACTTGGCTATAGCATTTACTGCTTGCACGTCATGATAGGGCACTTGAAGGTCTGAAATGATTACGATTTTTTTCATGTTACTTTTTCTTCCCTCTTACCTTATTCTCTTTGGCAACATTTTTACCGTGAGATAATGCATCTAGGTTTGACATCTTATCGTTCTTTTTGCCACCGACACGACCCTTGTTATTCTTGTGGTCTACATCTACATTCTTTCCCAACTTCTTTCCAGTTGCCTTCTCAAAAAGTGCTCGAGCAGCATTGGTAGAAGTAGTAACTATCTTGCCATTAACTTTTTTCTTGATAACAATGATGGGTCTACCACCATTAGCCTTTGAGCCCTTGTATGGGCCATATTCTTTAGTTGCCATTATCCCACTGCCCTCTTAGTACTAATAAACCGATGATGGCGTAGTTCGCCATATCTTTGAATGAATCTTCCAATGGTTCGTATTGTGGTTCTTCAAACTTTGCTTCATGTAAATTATTTATACGAGCCAACTTGTCATGCATACGCACACGCAACCCGTTGAGCGGACCGCCAGGAGCGTCTGTGATATTCTTTGGACCGTAATCTCTATGCTTGCTTACCAGTAGGTCTGTAAGTTCTTTGATGACAGCATTGACATGTGTCTCAAGATGAACTTCACGAACCAAGTACTGCTCTATGTTTCTGTCAATCATTGTTGCCATTCTTGTCCTTCCCTAGTAGGTCTTTAATCTCTCCATCAATATCAAGCATGTGTTCTGCTATCACCATATCTTCTATAATAGCCTTCATAGCCCCTGGGTCTGTCTCTGCTGCGTATAAGGTAGCGTAGGTAGACTGGGTAATCTCTTCAATCTGTTTAGGATTGTCAGCGTAGCCATACAGGCAACGAAGTAATGACCCAACCAGAAGTGTATAACCGTTAGGCAAGATTAACCTAGGGTCAAACTCTGATTCATTCTCCTCAAGGAGATGGTCAGTAGCCTCAAATATATTATCAAACCTCTCCCCACATATGGGGCATGGTGGAATCTTATTCATTAGAAGTTAATCCCATTCTTTCTTTAATGTAGTCAGCACCGTGCTTGACGTAAACAGAATTGACATCTTCCCCGTCTGGCATGGAGACGATAGTAACTGGAAGTTCTCTGGCAAGACCGCTTGCAAATTCTTTTCCAGGTTGGTCGCCATCAGCAAATACAAATATTCTTTCAAAGTCTGCGAGTAATCGTGTGTAGTGTTTCTTCCATGAATTCGCACCTGGAACTCCAACGCAAGGGATACCGACGCATCCACTGAGTGTAATGGTATCAAGTTCACCTTCGCATACTCCAATCCAATCACCCGCCCTTTCTATATCAGTTACGTTATACATCTTTGTTTCAACGCCAATCATTCCCATGTACTTCGGTTCCACCGCTGGATTAAGAGAGCGAAAACGTAGGTCAACAACACCAGTTTTAGTAATGTACGGAATAGAGAGCCTACCGACAAACGCTTCATGCCCAGGTTCCGCATCAACGACGACGCCGTATCGAGCCACTCGCGCTACTTCCCGCGTTATTCCCCGACTTGCTAGGTAATCTTCCGCCTGATAAATGTTTCCCGCGTACTTGAGCGCTGCTCTGCCCAGTAATTCCTTCTGCGATAGACTTTGCTTCACGTATGTCACACCCTTCTTGCTTTGCAATAATTTGTAAACTGTTGCCACTCATACCACATGCGAAGCAATTAAAGATGTTATCTCTTGTATTAAAACTTGCACTTGCATGCGAGTCATTATGGAATGGACACTTGACATTTACCTGACCGCTTGTGCGGTTTGTGTTGGCTCCGTAGTGTTGAAGTACGGATACAATATCAGGTAGGTCATCCACCAAAGACATCGCCCAACCTCATCACTAGATAGGCATCGTCGATAGACTTGCCTCTTGCTTTAATAATAACTGCTGGCATTATTTCTTCGCGCTTCTTGCCTCTTGCTTGCGCATAATGCGTTGCTTCAACTTGAGATTCTTTTTGCCAACCGCTGAGGTCAATAGCGTTACCCGCCCCAGGGGCTTTACATTCGATGATGCCGATGCTGCCCAGAAAGTCATTCTTAACAACCACGTCGCCTTCATCCAGCGCACCAACGCGAGCAAGACGCTCAGCATCGTAACCACGACTGCGGAACCAATCCCTAATATCCGTTTCAAATGTTGCTCCTCTAGCCTTATGAGACTTTCTAGTCGTCATGCGTTCTCTGGAATATCTTCGATGTACATGTACTCAGGATTAAACGCTAGCCATGTCATGAGCGTTCCTCCCGCGTCTGCTCTTCCATAGCGATTCTTGACTGATGCAACGCCCATCGATGTGCCAACCGTACCAAGCGTACATATGAGCGCAGGGAGTTGAGAGACCTTACCCTGGATAGCGGAGCGCGGCTGGCAAGGATTCCCAGGAACTGCTTCCGAAGTGTGGTGTAGTACGACAATCGCTGCATTGGTTGCTCTAGCAAGGTACTTCAACTCCTTCATAATGGCTCGCATGGATGCGAACTCTTCGCCACCGTCTGTGGCTACGTCCATTAGGTTATCTAAAATAATAAGTGTAGGGGCGCAGCCCCATAGTTCTTCAAATGCTTGTACTTCTTCGTCAATATCTTGCAAGGTTGGTGATGATTCGAACGACCAAACTATGTGGCTTCCTTTTTGGAGGACTGCTTTAGTCCAACCAACATCAGTATTAAGTTTATGCTCTACCTCTGACTGACTCTTCCCCGAAATCATAGAGGCTAAACGCATAGCCATTGTGTGTGCATTTGTATCTGCTGATATATACAAAGTTGGCACATTGGTCTTGAGTGCAAGTGCCAGGGCAAGCGTTGATTTACCTGCTCCTGGAGCACCTGCAAACATAGAAACTTCTGAACGCCGTATTACGATTTGGTTCTGTTCAAAGGCTTTGAAACAACTAGGGAGGGGTTCCCCGCCAATTGAGGCTCTACCGACTGAACGTACTAGAGTTCTCATTTGTCTCCCTTTCCTAGTTGTTTCAAATTTTATTTAGAACGGAAATTGCTGGTCTATTAGTTTACTGGCTTGCACTGGTCCGCGCCCTGAGGCATCGGACAGACCCACATTGCGTAAGGATTTCCCGTCTTGGACGAGACCCCCGCCTTGTACTTCCGTGCTCCGTGTACGCATGTCGGACCAGACCCTGGTGCTGCCGTAGTAGGCGCTGTCACTGCCTGGGTTGGAGGCGAGGTTGGCGCTGGCATTGTGCTTGCTGTGAAATCTGGCGTCGATAAAGGGGCGACCACACTTGCACCAGTTACCAACTTCTGCACTGCTGCAATCTGCGTTGAGTAATCCCCAATACCTTCAAGCAACACGCTTAGTTCATCTGCGCTGTTGGCGCGGACGTTAATCATTGCATCCCCAGGAATCTTATAGGATACTTGTAGTTTCCATTCGTCGGACATTTATATCTCCTTTTTAGTACTGAACTGGCAATGGGCTGTGAGACCACAGCGATACTGACAGTTGTTAGTGTTAGGTAAGAATACACCAGCCTTACGTGCGGTGTCAAATTGTTTCACCAAGTACTCCATCTTGTCGGTAGAATACTGACGTAAATCAATCATCTCGACGGTATTAGAACCGCGAGACATGTAGTAGTTGCCCCAGTTGACTTCGACCCCGAAAATCTGCTCTATGCCCATCTTGTAGAAGCCTAGTTGTAGGCTACTGGTGGGTGTCTGCTGGCTTGTTTTAAGGTCTACGATGACCAGTTGACCGTCAACTTCAAACACACGGTCAATAAACATCTTGATAGGAACACCAGCCACGATAGGGGTAAGCCCTAGTTCGATAGCAGGGTTGCCGTCTGGTGCTGTCCAGATTTTCCAGTTAGGGTTAGCCTTGCGCCAACTGATATAGTTCTCGACCCACTTGGGTCCAGTAGTATGCCAGAAGGTTTCGTCTTCCTTATTTGGATTTGCTTTAGTGGCTCTGCCACCGACTCTTGCTCCAGTTAGGTCAATGTCTCCTTTAGACACATTCCATGATTCTGTCCATAGATTCTGAACATCGTTTATCATAGGTTCTCCTTGTCATAGGTTTCGCATGCAAGGTGGAAGGCTGAGCCTCCAACGGACCACACTGAGGGTTCCTCCTGCTTGTTGAGGAGTCTTCCTAGGTAGTATTGATATCCGCAGTCGACGTAAGTCGTAAATGCGGAATAGGATATATGTTCTGGTAGTATATATTCTTCTAATTGTATTGACATATTCTGAGTATACAGACCCGATAGGGTCTTGTCAACTAATAGTAAAACTTGACAGAACCTAATTGGGTGTGTAAACTTACATATTGTAAGAACAAATAAAGGCTTTCAGCCTTTTATATAATATATATTAATAATAGATTATACTATCGAGGAGTAACTTTGTCCAGTATTATAGTACCAACTAGGCGTCCAGGTAGACCCAAGGGGTCAACTAACCCTGCCAAGTGCGGGACGCTTTCTGGTTACTCTATGCATAAAAACAAAGGAGAACTGGCTGACCCTGAATGTCTTGAAGCCAAGCAAAAGTATGAACGCAATAGAACAAGACCTAATAGAGAGTATATAATCAAATATAAACTTGAAAAGGGTTGTATGGATTGTGGGTATAATGCTCATTCAGATGCATTAGACTTTGACCATCTTGGAGATAAAAAATTTAATATAGGCGAGGGCGCATATTCAAAGAGCCTAGATGCCATCAAAGAAGAAATAGAAAAATGTGACGTTGTGTGCGCCAACTGTCACAGAGTAAGAACTGCAAATCGCAGGCAAAGTGAACAAGGGGAGTAACTATGTCAAGTTTTTGGGCTGTATTCTTGGGTGCATCGTTGGGTATGTTTACCGTCAATCTGGCAACTGCGTTGGTTGACGAATGGAAACATCGACAGCATCACAAACATCTAGACCAACTAGGGCAATTCTTAGAGGACTACGAGTTTGAAATTGACGAAGATTAACCTTTAGAAACGACAAAATTCCCCCCTTACCATAGTAGTGATTACTAGGTCGAGGAGGGTTTCTTGTTGGCGAAAGTTACTTAACTAGACCAAAATCCTTTGCAGACTTGTCTAGTGCCTTGAGTGCGGGAGCGGCAACTGCTGCTGCTGCTGCCATTGCTAAAGCCTTTGGGTCAGCATTACCTGTTACGAATAGTGTTAGCGATGCTGCAAATGCAGCACGGAAGTATGATAGTGCAACTGCCTTAACTTTGTTCTTGTTCATTATTTGCTCCATTTTGGTGTGCCGAAACCCACTACGAAAACAGTGAGTTTGTGTTGGTTATTATTTTTGTATGCGCGGATGCGCTGTGCTACTTCTCCACCATTGGCTTGTGAGCCTGCGGCTTTATGTTCTGGGGAAGTATTTCCTTCAATGGTAGTTACGGTGCCATCACCGTTATCCTTTAATACTATACCGACGTGCTCAACTGCTGCCCCACCTTTAACAAAGTCAAAGAACACTATGTCTCCAGGCTTAGGATTAGATGTATCCTTATCAGCCCATCTCTTTAATGATTTGAATCCAGTGACTCCCGCTGGAGTATAGACTACATTGGGAATCTTAACCTTGACTTCATTGGCACACCACATAACAAATGAACCGCACCAAGGCTGTCCATCGCTACCTGTGAACTTGCCATACTTAGTATGGTTATCGCCAGTCTCAACTGTCCCAATTTCTTTTGTTGCTACTTGTACAAAGTCGTCCGCCTGTGTCATTGCTATCCAATCAATTTCATTACTAATTCGTGTAATACTTCTACTTTTTCTTCTAACCTTGCTATCGAGTCTTTCATGCTACTGCCACCGTTGGGTTTTAGTTCATAAAGATAATGCTTAACCATCCACCTAATTGCGCCAGCAAAAGCGGTTATGATGGCGATGATAGATACGATTAAGCCAGCCCAATTTGCGGGTGTCATTTGCACTCCTAGAGTTATACGGTACGGATAGTTATGTTTACTACGCCACCAAAGCCGCTGAATCGCTTATCTGGTGGGGTCATGCGTGTGAATGTTATTTCTTCAATAACTGCTTGACGTGTTTCGCCAGTAGTTAAATCTTGCCAAGTGAGGATATCTCCACCTTGTTCAACTTCTTCAAGTGCCGTTAACTTGTCAAAGGCTTTGCCGTCGTAGCCAATCATTGAATTGTATCTATCTGTTTCTAGGTCGTAGCAATAAACAGGAAATTGAATAATGCGCTGGCGGGGTGTAGCAATAGTAGCCTTGGCTTGATAGCCCTTAAAGATTGGCCCCTGGGTATTATCTGTTGCATCACGATAGAGGATGAACTTGTAGGCTACGTACTCTTGTGCTGTTGCAGGAGAAGATGTAGCAACCTCAATAGATGGAACTGTCACATCGTATGAGATGTGGTCATACTCAACGCCGTTCTTATCCACTGTTTCAAGAGTCATAGAACCATAGGTAAAGTCTCCACGACCAAGAAGGCGCTTGAAGTTCTTGGGCTCTAGCGTTCCATAGCGGATGTTACCGCTGGTTAGGTATCCGCTAGGGGCTAAGATTGTTGTAGACTGTACGGCAATGCCATTGCTACCTGATGTTGTAAATGCGATTTGGTTTGTGTTGCCGATAAAATCAACGCTTGTGGCATAGCCAGTAACACCATCGAGGAATGTATCTGTTGCGTAAGCAAACCTAGTATCAGCAACCTCATTAGCCAAATCAAGTCTGTATAGACCAGCAAAGCCACCAATGCTTCCAGCAATCCAAACGTATGTATCTCTAAATGCAAAATCAGCACCAGTATTATCTGCTTCAATAATCAATGGGCCATACGTTAAGTCGCCAGTTACATCTGAGATTTTTGCAACTCGAATACCCTTGTTAGTACCAATCATTAGGTAGCCCAAATAAGATTCAATTTTCTTGATGTACTCACCAATAGGCATTTGCAGAGCAATTACACCTGATGTTAGTACTGGCATAGAACCATTAGATGTTAAAGTAAACTTATAAATTGCAGATGTTGTTCCTGCATAACCAGCAGCATAGATGGCCGAGCCACCTTCTGTGATAGATGTCCAAGTCCAAGAGGAATTAGGGTGTGTATACACTGGGGTTGGAAGTGCAGCGTATACACCAGCAGCAGAAGTAAGTTCATAAATAGAGTTAGTAATACCAGCAACTAAACGTTGCTTGACCCAAGCAAGTGTAGTGCGACCACCTGTTGGGTAGTACTCAGACCAACCAGTAGATGCAGCATTAAGTGGGCCTTGATAGATGTGGTCGGAGTCTGCTGCAAACAAACGTGTTCCATCAGTAACTACGCTGCCATCAAGGATATTGCCTAGACCTGTTGGTGCGTAAGTGGTAACTACTGTACCATCAGCCTGAAAAGATTTCATTGTTGTAGTTCCAGGGATATAACCCACCACTACATCAGTGCTTGTAGACACTCCAGATATCAACTTATATACGCCAGTTGTTACACCAGCCATGTTATCTGTATTCTTTAAAAGAGTTACTTGTCCTTCTGTTGCAAATACATCTACGTTTCTGCTGTCTGCAAAACGAGTATACTTTGAATCTGCAGCAGCAAAAGAACGGAAGGTTTCATAAAACTTAATGCCTGTGCCAGAATGGAATGATGACTGTGAGCGAACCCACCAACCAGTGAGTGATTGTTCACCAGGTTCTGATGAGTTATCAAACTGGTCTTTTTTAAATGGTGCAGTTTGTCGCGTATATGGTCGTGCATCATTGATAGCATAGAAGAATGGGAGTCCACCTATGGCTACGTCGTAAGACATATCAGTGTTCTGCCAGATTGCTGTAGATGAAACTACACCAACGTCAACTGCGATAGAGCGATTGGCTCTACCTTCGGTTATGTCGCGACCAGCCACGTTACTCCTTAGATAGAAAGATTAATTAGTTTGTAATTGCAGCGATTTCATCGCCAGTCAAACCTAGTGCTTGCAACTTAGCCTGTGCTGCTAACTTATTATCAGCCTTAGCAGCATCTGCTGCTTCACGCTCTGCACGCTCAATTGCTGCAGCCTGTGCATCTACTGCACGCTGTTCAATCTCTTCTGCAGTAAGGTCTACATATGTCTGTGTGCCAGTAGCAAGGTTAACTACTAACTTTTTAGGTGTCTCTTCTGTCATTTTATTCTCCTATGATAATTACGTGTGAAGCATCTGGACAAGACCAAGTGCAGGTTTCTTCATCAAAGTTAACTGCAAGTGGGTGACAATCAGGGCGTGGTGCAATAAACGCATCACGTGCTGAGTCATATGTATATCCAATACCTGCATAGTTCTTGCGGATATTTCCGTTGTAACTTGTCTGTACCCAAGTACCACCGAGTCCTAACTCGTTAGCCAAGAAGTCCTGACCGCGATGTTCTTGTTCATCAGGTACTACAAGTACGCGTGTAACAATGTTGTTTTCGTCAATCTCTGCAAAGTGTGCCATTTATTTCTCCTTATGCAATCGTGTATCTAATAATAACAATGCCTGAACCACCAGCACCACCACTATATCCAGTGCCAGCGTTCCATCCACCACCACCTCCACCTGAGCCAGTGTTAATAGTTGCTGCTCCACCATTTGCATTGGTCGCACCACCAGCGCCTGCACCGCCTGCTCCTGCACCGCCAGCGGATTCTGCTGGAGATGCACTGGCACCACCACCGCCACCACCAGCGTAATAATTACTTACACCAGTATTGGTTGCTGTTGCCCAAGATGAATATGTATTTAATCCCGCTCCACCAGTTCCGCTTGCGCTACCTGAACCAGTTCCTCCTACAGCGCCAGAGCCTCCTCCACCACCACCAAAACCTGACCCAGAAGATGAGCCTCCTGCAAAACCTTGCCCTGATGTTGCAGTACCGCCTGCACTTCCTGAAGAACCTCCACCACCTGAACCACCATTAGACCCAAGGGTTGAACCATAACCACCACCACCGCCACCACCAACTGCTGCAGTTAATGAACCAATTTGTGAATTTGTTCCATTTGAACCAAGTGATGTAACTCCAGATGAGTTAATTCCTCCTGCACCACCAGCGCCTACTGTGATTGTATAAGAAGATGTTATTAAAGAATTAGATGTTGAGTAATAAAGTCCACCTGCACCACCACCACCTGTATAAGCATAACCACCACCACCGCCACCACCAGCAATGACAAGAGCATCACAAGCCAAAGTTGTTGCAGGTGTAAATGTTCCTGAAGTAAGGAACGTGTGATACCAGTAAGTACCATCAGTAGTGATGTTTCCACCGCTAGCCTTTGGAGCGATAGCAGGTGTAGTGCCTACTGCTGCTAGGGCGTAGAGTGAGAAGGTGCTGTACTGGGCTAGGCTTGCTGATGCAGAATAATCTTGAAATGTAATAGAAGTGATTGCCGCACTTGATGACCACAATCCAGCCTCTAACATAGCATAAGCGGTTGTTGCGTTGTTCTCCATAACATTATCTATCGAAACAGATTTGTTGTTAGAAGATGTGTAATTTGGAACATATAGTTCAAAATTGCTAAATGTATTTGCTGTGGCATTTGCCGCATCTGTATCACCATAAATTGTTGTGTCGGTAAATGATGATGCCGATGCTCCGTTGCCTTGAATAAATCGTGCAGATTGATTAGTACCTACACCGTTAAATCTAACAGCCAAACCTGTAGATGTTGAGGCATTTGTGAATCTTGCCGATGCAACAACCTTCAAATCGGTATAGCCCGATTGTGGGATGTTGCTGAATGTGACAGATGCCGCTGATGCGTTAAGTTCGATGCGTTCTAAGAGTACATAATTCTGTGCCATTTAATTACCCCTGATATCTAATGATAACAATACCTGAACCACCATTACCGCCAGCCTTGTTGTCTGTTCCTGAAGTTGCTGGACCACCACCGCCTCCGCCTCCGCCTGTGTTGGCAGTTGCGTTGTTACCTGCAGTTGACACTGTTCCTGATGCAGCAGTTGAGCCTGCTCCACCACCAGCAGATGCTGTTCCACCTGTTGCTCCGCTTCGCAGACCACCACCACCACCGCCAGCAATCTTGCCGCTTACGCCAGAACTTGTAGTAGATAACCAACCGCTAAAGTCAATAGAGTTATATGTGCTTGCACCAGCACCACCATTACCACCAGTAGTGTCTGTTCCATCTGTGGCTGCGCCTCCAGCGCCACCACCACCACCGCCTGCAACTCTGTTAGCACCACCTAAGAATCCTGCACTACCCGCGTAACCTTCAACTGGTGAGTAAGAGCCAGCATTACCAGCACCGCCTGCAGAGCCTGCTCCACCACCAGAACCTGAACCACCTGATGCGCCAGCATTGAATCCACTGGTATATCCGCCACCAGTAACGCTTGTAGAATTAAAACTTGAATTTACCCCAGCAGTTCCTGCGCTTCCAGAAGAAGTCATTGCAGAACCACCTGCGCCCACAGTTGCTGTAAGAGCAGAAGAAATAGTTTGATTTGTGAATGCTCTAAGTCCACCCGCACCACCACCTGTGCCAGCATAGTTTTGTGCTAGACCTGCTCCACCGCCACCGCCACCTGCAACTATTAGATAGTCACAAGTTACTGGGACAGATGGAGTAAATGTTCCCGTTGATGTAAAGGTATGGTAAACATAACCAAAAGCATCGTAACTAATAGTTCCACCAGTTGCCTTGGCTGTTCCAGGTACTGTCTGTGCCGTGATGCCATACAACGAAAATGTGGAGCCTGCAATATAATTATAAGATGGACAAGTTAAAGTAATAGAAGTAATTGCTTGGGTGGCTGAACCAGTTGAGCCACGCCATAATCCTACTGTTGCTTGTGCAAAATAATCTGCGGCATTTGAGCGTGAAATTATAGTTTTATATGTTGTTGTATTTGCATAATTTTGAACTTGTATAATTGAATTTGTGGTATTTCCGCTTGTTGCGGTTGCAGAAGAACCATTGTAAATACGATTATCTGAAGAACCTCTACTGCTAGACGCAGCAGTTCCATTACCTAAAAGATAAGTCCAAGAATAATCAGAACCCGTATCACCATTAAAAGTTATATTTGTAGATTGATTTCCAGTAGCCGTATTAAAATTAGCAACAATAATTAAATCAGTATAAGTAGAAGGAATACTACTAAAAGTAATTGACGGCGTAGCAGTCCCAACGGTTACTTTATCTAGCGCAACATAAGTATTAGTAGCCATATTATTTCACCCCGTATAGTGCAAAAGAAGTATAAGTATTAAAATTAGTGCTTCCTGTATTTGTAAATTCAATAGATGTAATTGCACTGGTATTAAGCCATAACCCTGATGTTAAACTTGAATAACCAGAACCATTTTGGTCAATGCCAAATGCTGAACGTACAGTTTTGTATTTATTAGTACTTGCATAATCTAAAATATCCATAACGAATACCCCTGGGTTTGCGGTTCCACCAGTATAGGCAATATTATTGCCAGTAATTCCTGTTGCTTGTTCTGCATAAGCAGAAGTTCCTCCACCTTCTAGCAAATGGCGGGTATAATTTGCACCAGAATCTCCATTATAACGAACTCGAATTGCGTTAATTGCAGTTGGTGTTAATGTAAAACCACGAATCTGTAAATGTTTATATCCACTAGGAATACCAGCAAAAGTAATTGTTGATGTTGCAGAAGATAGCGTTACAGCAGCCAAAGAATCATAAGCACCAAAAGGTCCATCATAGAGATGCCCACTTATCTGTGAAGCCATAATTCCTAAGTTTGTCATTAAGCAAGGTCTCCAAAAATAATCCAAGAGTTGGCTGCAATTTTCTTACAGGTTGCACCAGAGTTGGCTACACGCAACTTAGGAGTTGCGCTGGTAGCACCAGTCGAAATAACGGTTGTAGTTCCAGGAGTTACTGCACCAATGGTTGGTTGACCAGCACCAGTAATCCAGAAGACTGTAAACTCTGTACCAATTGCAAAGTTAAATGTAGCATCAGTAGGGATGTTGAACTGTACGCTTGCAGCGTTATTCATTGAGAACATATTGCCTTCATCACCAGATGCAAATGTGTATGCAGCGGTTTTGGCTGTGTATGTACAACCAATCTTAGGTGCTGTAATAACTGCACCTGTTGGGATTGTGACTGTACCTGTAAATGTAGGTGAGGCTAGTGGAGCCTTAGTTGCATCACTTGGCACAGCAGTAGCGTTAGTTAAGTTAATAGCAGACGGTGTGCCAAGGTTAGGTGTCACCAGCGTAGGGCTAGTAGCAAAGACTAATGAACCTGAGCCAGTCTCATCAGAGATTACGCCAGCAAGTTCTGCAGATGTTGTAGCAGCAAGAGTAGATAACTTATCTGTTGTTACTACTAAAGTTTTAGTTGACGGAATAGATGTTCCATTGATAGATGTAGCAGTAGCCACACCAAGCACAGGGGTAACAAGGGTTGGGCTTGTATCTACTACAAACTTAGTTCCAGTACCTGTCTGAGAGGCTATAGTGGTTGCTGAGCCAACAGAT